ATTCCAGTCCCAGGATCATCCTGCAATGTATCTAACGTTACCTTTTGATCATATTTAAAATTAATACCTCTACTAATTCCCTTAAATTGGGTAGCAGTTTTAGAAGTATACCGAAAAAGTTCTTTCCCTATTAACGCTTTTCCAGAACCAGGAAATGCATTAGTAGTTTCAACGTTAATAGTTACATCAGAAACAGCAACATCTTTAGTAAGACCAGTAACGTTATATACTACTGAATTTAAAGATTGACGATTTCTTGTTGTTCTTATTAAGTTTGTATTTCTGGTAAAGATTATATCAGGTGCCTTTAATGGATCAGGACTATATCCACCACCAGGATTGGTGATAGTAATATCTGTAATCTTACCAAGATTAATCTCTGCTTCAGCAGTAGCACCACTACCACCTCCACCAATAATTTGAATAATAGGTGGAGTTTCAAAGAACTCACCTTCATTACTAATTGTTATATTTTCTAACTTACCAAACTCATTAACCTCAGCAATACCAGTGGCACCTTCACCTCCACCACCACTAATAACTATAGTTACATCATCTCTACTATAATTTCTACCTTGATTCTCTAATGATAAACCAGTAACAAATCCAGTAACAGGTACCAATTCTGCACCTGCTCCACCACCACCTTCTAATTTCGCTGTAGTACCACCAAAATAATTATCACCATTGGTACGCATCTGTATCAGATCAACGCTACCATCTTCCTTTAAAAACAGATCAGCATCAGCACCAAAAGCACCAGCATCAGTACTTTCAACTACAAGTCTTAATGGATCATATCCTTCACCTGGATCAATAATTTCTACAGATTGAATCTCTCCAGCATTATTGATGACAGGACGTAATACTGCATCACGAACAGGAGTACCACAATTTGAAATAATTAATTTTGGTGGATCGGAAGCAGTGTATCCAGTTCCACCAGACACCACAAAAACGTCCTTAACACCAAACGTACTATTAAAGACTGGTGAAATTGCTGCACCTGATCCTGGAACTGTTCTTGCCATATTAGACTATAGTGAGATTTCCTACCATTGCACCATGTATTGTGCACTGATAAACATAAGTTGTACCAGCAGCAACGGTCATGGGAACCGTGTATACTATTACTCCAGTTGTTGAACCAGAGACACCATCAGTAAGAGCAGCACCACCTGAACCCACACGTAATTCGAATGGGTGATTCGCACCTACTGTGGTGTTATTGAATCTGTATGTGAATCCTCTGTATAGGAATAGTGTTGGATTGTCTGTACTACTATTAACTCCTGGACCTGTCAATCTATATGCACCAGCACCATTATTAGAAGTTGTATAGGACAATACTGGAGATGCATAAGCATTCATAGTATTGGATCCTGTAGCAACAATACTTTGACCCTCTGTTACTATTGGCAATGCTGTAGCAGTGCTGTTTATAGTAAGAGTGGAGCCAGTAATAGTAGTAGATATGTTGGACCCACCAGAAATAGTAAGAGTAGAATCACTAGCAGCAGCAGTATAAGAACCCGTATCCGCAGTTGCCGTTTGGAGGGCGTTTTGTACAACATTTGGTGAATCGTTTGTTACAGTAAGGTTGTCACCCGATACAGCAGTACTAATTCCAGTACCACCAAGAATGTTAATAGTAGAAGTTGCACTTGCTGCAGTTTTATTACCCGCATCTGAACCAATCGTTGAGAAAAGGTTTTGATCTGGATCACCAAGTGTCCCTGTCATTGCTATTGTGACAGTATCACCTGTGATAGATGTAGCAATATTGGTTCCACCAGCAAAGATTAATGTATCTGTTGCAGCACTTGCAGTGGTTGTACCAGTATCAGCATTAATTGTTTCAAAGAGGTTTTGAGTTGATCCTCCACCACCTCCAGAAGTTGTCTCATCATTAGCAGGTGACCATTTTGATGTTGCAGCAACCCACTTAAGAACTTGTCCATCTGAAGGACCGCCATTAACAGTTGTATCAACATCACTCAATAGTGATACACTACTGTTCTCTGAGATGAGAGGAATCCAAGCAGCACTATGAGAGAAGTATGCTTTACCTGTGTCATGTGCATGAGCAAACATACCATGATATGTTGATGCACTTGGAAGACTTGCTACATCAGTATATGGAGCATTCCATTTGAAATACCCATCAGCACCATCACATACAGCATATGCTTGACCACTACCACCTGCCCAAAATTTAATATCACCAGTACCATTTGGTTTTATAACTACATCGCCAGCAGAACTAGAAACAATATAATTTCCACCAACATCCAAATCAGATGTTAATGTATCATAGTTTGCACCTTCAAATTGTGTATTAGATGCATTCCACTTTAAAACTTGGTTATCAGTTATACCAGCACCAATATCAATTTGGAGATTAGAACCCTCTCCAAGGGCTTGATATATCTCTGTGAAGTTGGAATTGAGTTTCACTGCACCATCACGAAGGGTATCACCTGTACCGTCGTTAGCAGAAGAACCAATACCAATAGACTGCTTTGCCATTTTTTTCTAGTCCTTTACAATGTTATTTAGGTTTGGTCGAATCGAGATGTTGTAGCATCAAGAGTCAAATTAGTATTATCGAATGTATTATTGGTTGAACCACCAGTACCAGTAACGGTAAGAGTAGCAACATCAGATTCAAGTGGGGAGTTTTGAGCTGGTGTAGCACCAGTTGGACCAGCAACAACACACTTAAACTTATACCCAGTCATATAAGACAATGCTGTAAACTGGTAAGTAGATGAAGTTGCACCATTCAACGTTGAATATGCAAATCCACCATCTGTAGATCTGTACCACTGATATGTCTTAGGTCCATCTTCAGGAACAATATTAACTGAGAGGGTAAACGTAGCAGTTTGACCAGAATTGACAGTAGAATTCTGAGGCTGTGAAGCAATATTAAGGGTTGCTGGTGGTGCCTCACCATCACCACCAGAAGGAGGTGCGGCTGGTGCTTGAGCACCATTGTTTGCTGGTTGATCTATTACTTCTCTAGTAGTAACACCAATCATATAAGGGTAACCAGGATCACCCTGTTCAGTTACACTAAGGAAGTATGCATATGTACCAGCAGGATATTCTGGTGTAAAACAGAAACGTCCATTATGATAATCTAAATCACCAAGACCTTCATTATATTCCCAGTCCTGTATAAACGAACCAGCAGCAGGGTTTGCTAATGAGTTTCCATAAGCAGGTCTTCCTGCTACTTCCGTTGCCTTCAATTGATAAGAAGACCTCATAGTTTTAATAGAAGTCAATACACCAAATGGTTCCGTATATCCATAAGGACCATATACAGGAAATCCATCAAATGAATAACCAAGAATTTTTGAATGTCCGTCTGGGTGACGTAATGTATCACCGTTGTACTGACTTAATCCATAATAATCATTATATGTTGACATGATGGAATTATTATTCCAACAAGTAATGAAATGAGTATCATGGTAATGATATTGCCCAGTCTGTTCTGGATGACCACCACATGAATCATCACCAAAATCTACAGGTGAATATTCATAGTGAGCATTCCAATTAAAACCTGCTGGTGGGTTTCCACCTAGACCTGCAGAAGGATTAAAAACAACAACACCATTTGCTGTTATACCAACTGCACCCAAAGGTGTTTCTGTTCTACCATTTCTTTGATCATAGTATGTGTAAGTACCGCTTACATACTGTGATGTATTTGTAACTAACTGTAAATTAGTATCAGTAGATCTCCAACAATAACCATTTGATGAAGTAAAAGTAGTTCCATTATATACAAACTTCTGATGTCTACCATCACTAAATTTGAATAACAAATTATCCCCAGGTCTTATCATTCCTGTAGTTTCATCACCTAGTAATGTATTATCTGCAGAAGATAAAGTAATGTTTATAGCATACCCTTCCTGAGTAAATGCATTACTATCAAATGTTCTTTCAATACCAAAGGTACCCCCACGGTATGTGAAGTCATGATCGAAATCTTGTTCAGTAACCGTATTGGGGTTGTTCAGGTTTGGAAACGATCCATATGTAACAGGACTAGGTAACCCGTTAGATGCAACGTCCAAGATATTTGTACCTGGATTGTAAGTGGCGGTAGCACTCATTTTTTCTGATTATTTATTGTTGAAAGATTTGGTCAGGAGTGAAGTTCGAGACTACTGTGTTACCAGTTTGTACAGATAGAACTGCGGAGTTGGAGTACACAGGAGTTGCACCAGCGTAAGTGATTGCAACACGGAATTCATCTGCATCATCAGCCTGTATGGTTGAATTACTGCTATATGTTGCTGCTGTAGCACCAGTGATATTAGACCATGCAGTTTCACCGTACTGCTTGACTTGCCACTGATAGTTGAGTCCGACTGTTGTCTCAGCAGGATCACCATCTGCAGCACTGAAGTGTGCGACAACTGTGAAGCTAGCAGTCTGACCTTGGTTAACTGTTACGTTGGAAGGATTACGTGTGATAGCAATCAAACCAGCTTCAACGACAATTGGTTCACCAGTTTGAGCATTGATTCCTTCACCTGCGTAGACATCAAATCCACCGTTAACTGGAGGTCCATCTGGAGATACAAATGTATCTTCAACGGTATTTTGTACCTCAACGATTGGTTGAGCATATCCAATACCTGCAGATCCAACATCGATTCTAGCAACGCCCATTAATGCACGTACACGACCATCAAATCCAGTAGATGAAATAACACTAACTGAAGGACGTTGAGTATAACCGTTACCTGGGTTGGTAATGATTGCTTGATCAATGGTACCAGAGCGAACACTTGCTAATGCTTCTGCATTACGTCCTTTAACTGTGCCAGTGTATTCGAATGTTACAAGAGAGTTAGAAGACTCAATTAGAGCAACCTCACGTGGAACAATCTCATCTTCACCTTCGATGAAGAGTTGGTCACCTGCCTCAATTGGAGGTACGACTGTAGCAGCAATAACGTCTGCGTCAGAACCAATGTATGAGAATCCAACGAATGTTGTACCCGCACGTGGAACTTCAGCGAAGATGATTCTAGAACCAACCAGTTCGTAACCTACGCCTGGTTCCTGAATAACACCATTCAGTGAAACCATGATATTATTCTCTGGTTTAATCACGTTAGACTGAACACCTTCGGTTAGTGTTAGTGAGTAGAATCCACCACTCTGCTTAAGGTTGAATGAAGATCTCAATGAGTCAAACTCGAAGGAGATATCATCTAACTGACGTAATTTACCAATGTAGTATCCGATGAAATCAGATCCAACTTCAGGTGGTTCAGCGAATGTGATAATGTCTGAGGATGCAGTGTAAGCACCAGTAGCACCAGGTGGTTGTAGAATTCCATTAACGAAGATCAACATGTGACCAGCAGGATCAGGTAGATATTGCTGACCATTAGAGATTGTAAGATTAAACTGTGTCTGCGTACCGTCAAATCCACGGAAGTAACGATCAACACGTCCAATTAAACTCTTAGCAGATGTAACACCAGCAATCCATCCATTATCGGACTTAACTGTCATGTTATCTACAAAATCACCTTGTACATCTTCTAACCAGCAACGAGCAGTAATACCAGATTGTTCGATAGCAATAATCTTACCGTATGATGAATAACCTGTCTCAGTGTAATTTGATGCTGTTGCATAGATTAATGGGAAGTTCTGTAAGTTATCAAACTTACCAATGTTATATCCAGCAGTTGCAGCTAAAGATCCATCAGGTTCAGTTGTTGGTTCTGATGCATCACCTGTCCAGTAATTTTGTAATCCAGCAATA